GGGAGAAAAAGTAGAAAAATCTAATAAAAAATTAAATAATTGGTTCCATAATAATGTTACTTATGTTGATGTTGAAGTTGTATCTGGAAGTAATATTAAAACAAAAGATATACATTTTCTGCAGAAATTTGACAGAGTTGATTTTATAAGAAAAGATACTCAACAAGTAATACATTCTAATGTTGAAGTTTCAAGTGTCATTGATGATAATAATTTTACAATAGGTGCAGGATATAGTTTTGCTGTACTTGATTATGTGGTTAAAAGGAGATTATCTTTTGCTTCTAGTAATATTGGTGTTGGAGATTTAGTTGCTAATATACAAAATACTTTTGTTGATTCCAAAAATAATGCTTATGTTGCTTTTTCTGGTTATCCATCAGATAGTGCAATTCAAACAACTGATAGATCTGTAACTTTTGAAACTAATAATGTTTCTGGAAGTACAATAAACATAAATTCTCATCAATTTTTAAATGGTGAGAAAATTTACTATCAACCATTAACTTCTGATAGTAATCTTTCTGGAATAACAACTGGAACATATTATGTTAATGTTGTTGATGCTAATAATATTAGATTATCGTTAAATGCTCAAAATTTATATAATGGCAACACTATAACAATTGTTAGTACATCTGCAACTGATCAGCATAAAATAACACCATCAATACCTGTAGGTGATGCTGAAAGAGTATTAAAAAATCAAAATAATTTTAGAAGAATTTTAAATACTCCAAAAAATAATGA